TTTAAAACAACAATGGCAAACATTAATGAACAAATCAACAACCAACGTGACGCCGCGGCTAGCGGGAGAAACAATCTCGTTAGCCAATTGGCGTCAAAAAGGGTGTATGACGAGGCTGTTCGCTCGTTGGATCATCAAGACAGACGCCCGAAAATGAACTTTTCTCGTGTGGTCAGCACAGAGCACACCAGGCTTGTAACTGATGCGTATCCGGAGTTTTCGATTAGCTTTACCGCCACCAAGAACTCTGTACACTCCCTTGCGGGTGGTCTGAGGCTTCTTGAATTGGAATATATGATGATGCAAGTGCCCTACGGCTCACCTTGTTATGACATCGGCGGTAACTATACGCAGCACTTGTTCAAAGGTAGATCATATGTGCATTGCTGCAATCCGTGCCTAGATCTTAAAGATGTTGCGAGGAATGTGATGTACAACGATATGATCACGCAACATGTACAGAGGCACAAGGGATCTGGCGGGTGCAGACCTCTTCCAACTTTCCAGATAGATGCATTCAGGAGGTACGATAGTTCTCCCTGTGCGGTCACCTGTTCAGACGTTTTCCAAGAGTGTTCCTATGATTTTGGGAGTGGTAGGGATAATCATGCAGTCTCGTTGCATTCAATCTACGATATCCCTTATTCTTCGATCGGACCTGCTCTTCATAGGAAGAATGTGCGAGTTTGTTATGCAGCCTTTCATTTCTCGGAGGCATTGCTTTTAGGTTCGCCTGTAGGTAATTTGAATAGTATTGGGGCTCAGTTTAGGGTCGATGGTGATGATGTGCATTTTCTTTTTAGTGAAGAGTCTACTTTGCATTACACTCATAGTTTAGAAAATATTAAATTAATCGTGATGCGTACTTACTTTCCTGCTGATGATAGGTTTGTGTACATTAAGGAGTTCATGGTTAAGCGTGTGGATACTTTTTTCTTTAGGTTGGTCAGAGCAGATACACATATGCTTCATAAATCTGTGGGGCACTATTCGAAATCGAAATCTGAGTACTTTGCGCTGAATACCCCTCCGATCTTCCAAGATAAAGCCACGTTCTCTGTGTGGTTTCCTGAAGCGAAGCGCAAGGTGTTGATACCCAAGTTTGAACTTTCGAGATTTCTTTCTGGGAATGTGAAAATCTCTAGGATGCTTGTCGATGCTGATTTCGTCCATACCATTATTAATCACATTAGCACGTATGATAACAAGGCCTTAGTGTGGAAGAATGTTCAGTCCTTTGTG